CGGTTGAAGCCCTCCTTTAAGTACGTGACCGTGATGATGTCGCCTGGCCGCACCCCAAAGGATTTGACGCTGGTATCGAACTCGATATAGGTATTGCCCCGGACAGATTTGTCCAGACTCACCTTGAGGATCCGCCCGGCTTGATCGAAGTTTGGAATTCCGAAGGCTGTCGAAGTCGTCGAGACCTCCTGGCCGCAGAGCGCGATATCGTCGGCGTCCACCAGTTCATAGCTATCCTGCTGATACTCGTTCAGCGCATCTTGGAACTCCACCGTAAAGCGGTTGGGGGTGTCGGCAATGCTCCGCGAGTACACCCGCACCGCCGGCTCCCCGCTCGGCTTCCGCAGAATCCCTGAGAAACTGTTGCTCCCGTCGCCGTATTCATAGCTTGGCCAGCCCCCGCCAGTCAGGGGGACGGTGCTATTGGAGCACGCCGGTTTGCTGGGTTGCTCGATTCCCGCGCTGTTCTCCACGCGCAACTGCAAAACGCCGTTCGGTCCATAAGTCAGCAGCATGCGCGCCGCCGTGCGGACGCCGCGAACCACGTTCCCCGCGCTTTGCCGTTTCTGTAACACCAGGTTGCAGCCAAATCTTGGTAACGTGATCGGGTTGCCGTAAATATCCAGCGCCTGAATCTGCTCATCGCAGTACACTGCTGCGGTCGCGAAACTTACCAAGTCTATTTCCAGGCTGCTCCAGCCCGTCCTCCGCAGAATATCCAACAATACCCAGGCCGGATTGTTGCTGAATTGTTCCGCCTGGAAAGTGCCGTCCGCCGCGTAAACTGGAAGCTTAAGTCCCTGGAAAAGCACTTTCACCGTCGGCAGTGTCGTGCCATTGTTCAACCGGTTTGGAACCACCACCGAAAGGTACGCCATGCTTCCGTAAGGGTCTCCAGCCGGCTTTCCGCTCCCGTCAGTGAAGTTCGGGTCGCAGGCGCCGGTTCGCGTTCCCAGCGTCTCGATGTTGTACCAGCCTGTGCCCGTCATGTTGGTCCCTGACACGCCAAGCGGGATCTCGACATCGTTCACTAGCACGGTGAGCACTCCCTGGATCTCGCCCAGGCCTAGCAGCACCTCCATGCGTGTCAGGTTCCCGTCGTTCCGCGCGAATACCACCGGTGGCGCACACCACGCGGTCCCGTACACCATCGGCACAAAGTCGTTGTACTGCGCCGTGTTGACCGAAACCGCCGAGGTTTGCCAGTCCTTGGCGCCAGCCGCACGCACGGAAATGGCTGGCGGAATGAACTCGATGCCGCCGAAATTGGCGAACATGCCGCGGGCCTCGCAATCGCTACGCGTATAGCCGCAAGCCGTAAAGGGCGCACCTCCATTGAGGTTGCCGGTGCCGCCCGCCAGTCCGGCTGAGTAACCGCAGCGGTAGTAGCGCGAGTATTTCCCGGACGCCCCGCCATCCACCCCTTCGGTCCTCTGATCGGCCGTGGCCGGAAATTCCCATGGACATCGGCGTTGGATGCGGACCTGCGGCAGTAGCAGCCGTTGCAGGTTCATCCGGTTGGTCGCCGTGACCCGGAAGGTTGCCTCGCGGATTTCGTCCGGCGGATTGCATACCCCTTGAAAAATCACCGACGTGTCGGTTAACGGAGCGCCATTGCGCAAATCGTAAAACAGGAACCCGACCCTGAGCCGCGCGCCCTTCCAGCCGCACGACCGTTCGATCTCCGAAAAGTGCGAATCGGCGTTCGCCAGCACAATCGAAATTTTTGGTATTCCGTCCACTCCCTGGTCGGATGCCGTCTGAATTTCGAAGATGCTGTGCTGCAGGACCCGCGCCGCGTACGCCATCCCGCCGGCAGTCACGCTATGCGTGCTCCAATGCTCAGTTTGTCCGTTGGAAAGCACGCAATCGAACACCAGCAGCGGCGTGTCTGTAACTTCCCCGGCCCTCAGATCAAAGATGGTTTGCATGAACAATATTCACCGTGCAGGAATGCCGGTTGACTCCGGTGGTTGTGATCGTAAGTACGTCGTCGGCCAGCCTAGCATCCTGGTACACTCCGCCGGTCGTCGTTGCCTTGTACGCCGAAGCAGCGGCCTGCGGTTCCACTTGTAACCCGAAAACATCCAGGCTGCTCGTGGGCGGCACTTCCAGGCCGAAGCTGATCGAAGACGCCGTTGGGTCTCCACTGAATGTCCAAAACGTCCGCATCCATTGGTTCGATACTGTCCGGTCCGCCCGTCCATTCCCGATCAGCATCGTCGTCGCCGCAGACTGCGCGGACCGCATATAGGCGCTAAAACAGTAGACGTAGCCGGCCGGAGCTTCCAGCGTTTGCGTAATATCTTGCGCGCCGGCGCCGCTGTTGGTGAGCCGCCAGGCCTGCGTCCCGCCAAACGGGTCGCTAATCCCTCCGGCTACAGATAGGAAGGGCCCCGGCGTCCAAACTTGGGCATCTAACTTGCCGCTCCATGCCAGCAGGTTGTCAGCCGGATCCAAAAACACGAAGCCGTTAAGAGTCCCTTCCGCCGCCGCAAAAAACTGTTCCAGGGCACCTAACTCTGCGTCTGATAAATCCGAATACGCTAACTGCCACTGTGTTGTTTCACCGTTCGGATCCGCCAGCTTGATCGAAGTCCCATCGGCTGCCGAATTCACCACCGTGCGCATGCGGTGCTGCTTTCGAATTGGAAACTGGCTCAGCGCTCCCGTCGCGAGTTGTGGATATACCAGCACGTCGGTCTCCTATCCTCTGTTCTCCACCACGGTCAGTGTCGTACTACCGCGCATCTCCGCCAGGGTCCGCACGTCGAGCGATTCTCCTGTCAGGCTGCAGTTGTTGTACACTTGGCCGTCCCACGGATCGGTGAACGCAAAAGAGCCGAACCCCCCTTGGTTCGTGGCGAAGAATTGCGCGATGGCGGCTATTTCGCACTCGTCCAGTTCGCTCAGCCGGATTCCCCATCGATGTAAGGGGCCGCTTGCATCCCGGTAGCGCTGCTCGGTCCCATCCACAAACCGTACCGTCTGGTTCCGGAACTGCACATACCGCATTGCCGGATACTGAGCCACCGCTGTGGTCTTCAAAACTGGAAAGGTCGCCATAGTTAGAGATCGTTCACCACGTCATTGATCGAGCTCAAGTTCAGCATCGCGTCGCGCACCGCGGCCGCGATATCGCTGCTGCGATCCAGGAACGACCGCGCGTCCATCGCCTGCACGTTCACCGTGATCTGGGGTGACTGGCCGCCACCGCCACTCTGGCCGGTGCTGCTGCTGTTGACTGAACCGCCACTTGTCGCGCCATTCCCGGTGGCTGGCGCGTCTGTGTAAGTTCGTGGCATGCCAAATTGGTCGTCGTCCGCATTGCTCAACCCAGACTGAGTGTCCGCGGCTTCAAAGTCCAGTTTCGACGGCATCGCGTACTTTGTCAGTTGCGGTGGCGCCGGAGACCCCCAGCCGCCGAACAGCCCGAGCAATTCACTCACCAGCGGCACCACCCCGAATCCGCTCTTCAGAACCGTTGAAGCCACAGATTCCACCGTGCTGAGAGCGCTCCCGCCAGTGGTCGCCGCAGTGCTTGTCGACGTTTGGGTCTGGACAGGCTGAATGGTCTGGGTAGGCTGGACCGGCTGCACGTTGTTAACCTGGGCCACCACCTCGCCTAGGGAATTCGCTATCTCTTCCAGGTTCGACGCCTGCTTGCCCGAAACCGCAACGAAAGTCTTATAGAGTTCGTCTTGTGTTGTACTGGTCATCGCTCATCTCTGCTGCCAGGGCCTTCTCCAGAATCAGGAACGCTTCCACTTGCCGCGCACTCAACTCCGTAAACTCGATGCCGTTCAGTCGCCGCCTGACAAGATAGTCCTCTACAAGCGTCTGGCTCTCGGCCGTAATATAGGACTTTGGACAAGTCTCGGTCGCTACGTCTTTGCGCGCCCACACCGGACTTGCCGTGCTATCTGGCGATGCTGTCAACCACCCGCATCGGCGCTTACGTTCCAGGCCGGACATCCGGCAAACGTCGCATCTCCACCCGGCCTGGTTGGCGAACTGAAAATGGAGTGCGACTATGAGTTTTTTCGTTCTTCGTCGGTCAGTCCGGTCTCCGCCCGCACAGCCGCGAGCGCTTCCCGAAACAGTTCCTCCGGGCCGGCCTCGACCAGTAGTTCGGGGCTCGCCTGGCCGCCATCCAACACCAGCCCCGATACTGCCCGCAGCCCCCAGGCCACGTATAAGCGGTCGATTTCCGCCTGCAAGAGTCCAGCCTCCATCTTTTCGCCCGGCTGTTCCCCTGCCTCCAGAAACTCCATTCGGCGCCCTAATTCCCGGACCCGGCGCATCAGTTCCACTCGGCGCCCGAACGACATCCGGGCGACCGTGAACCGCACCCCAGGGACAATCTTAGACTCGACTTCAACCACACTTTCGTAAGTCACGTGTAAACCCGCACCCTAAGCGAACGCCACCGCGATCTCGTCATCGATCGTTCCTTGCGCTCGCGACGCTCGGAACTTCCACTGCAGCCGGTTCTGCCCGTCGTCAAACTCCGGCACCTCCGGTATCACACTCTTCAGGTAAACGCCCATCATCTGACTCGCAACTTCGCCTAGCTGCAGCACTACGCAGATTGGCGATTGTTGCTTGGCAGCCTGATATAGCCCCTTGGTTGCGTTGTCATCCAGACCGAAGATGTCAAATGCCGCCGTCACGGTTCGGTCTCCCGGCGAGACCGCGCGCGGAAGGTTCGATCCAAACTCTTTGGACCTCATATCCAAAGCGTTCTTCACCACGATGGAGGCATTTGTCACCGTGAAGAACTGCGTCGGCGAAGTTCCCAGCCAGGCCTGCCCCATGTTCCCAGGCACGATTGAGTAGTCGAATGCGCCCAGTGCCGGCTCAGCCGGAAAGCTCTGTAACTGGCCCGCACTACCGGAGAAGCTGCTGCTGTCCAAAACATCCTGCGCCAACCCGCTGAAATGGAATTCGTGATAGTCGCCGTTCACGAGTATCTCCATCTGGTCGATTGCCGCTCCGCACAGAAGCCGCTGCACCGCGGTAGCCGGCGTCCAGTAATCGAAAACGCTGACACTGGGCAGCTCCGTCGCGGGCACGTAAGTGACCGCCGAACCCAGCGTCGCGCCCGCTGCGGGTAGGATCGTGAAAGGCGTGCTCAATTGAACCGTACTCGCATCTACGATCGCCGCCACAAAGCGGATTTCTCCCCCGCTCGAAACCGCCTGCCCGACGCTTAGACCATGCGGCGCGCCGAAACCCAGTCTGCCCGCCGCCGTGGAGGACGCCACAGTGCCGCCCGTGAAGGACAATGGCGTTCCCCCAAGCGCAGCCTGGAACAACGGACCATATCCAGGACCTGCAGCCTGCTTGTTCCAACTTGTCAGGTACGTCTGCAACGCAAAATTCGTGCGCCTTCGTCCGCCCACCGGCAAACCGGCAAAGGTCCTGCTGCCCGTTTTGTCCTTCCTATTGGTCACCTCCAACTGCTGCTGGACCGTCAGTTTCAGAGCTGGAATCCGATTGGGGGACACGAGCGATCCCACCTGGCCGTACGCGCCTTCCAAGGCCGTGTAGAACCGGTTTGCTTTAGAGGAAATATACGAAGCCATACTAATTCGTGCTCACTCCAATCTCGAAGGTGATCTTTGCCACCTGGATGAAATTCTTACCGCCTTGCTTCACGGCGCCGAAGGCCACCTTATATCCCCCGCTGTAAAATGCTCCGTCGCCCCAATCCCCGCGGCTGGTATCCAACACCGCGGTCATCGCGTCCGCGTAGAGATCCAGGCTAGCCTGAAGGCCCTCCAGCCGGTCCTGCGAATGCCGGATTTCGATCGCCATCTGTACCGTGCCAGAAAACGTCCGGAACTTCTCGGTCATTTGGTTGACGATCTGCTCACAGTACACATTGACAGCCGGATACTTGACTGTGCTTCCCTTCTCCGCCAAGTCGGCGGCCACGTTCTGCTGGCGCACTTGCGCCGTGTTCAACGGCCCAGCCAACGCCTGGTTTGCCTGCGTGAGGCCGGCTAGCAGGGGATTCACCCCCGCCGGGCCGGTAATCCGCCCCATAACCTTCGTCGCAACCGTGCTTCCAATTGTTGCCGTCATCAGCCCCTCTGTATTACCCGTGGCGCTGGCCGCAAATAATTCGGCGTCTGGCCGGAACCCGGCGCCAGTCCCAAGGCGACCAACTGGTTCGGTTGAACCCAGTTGTTCCCGACCGCGATGGGCACACTGTTTTGTTGAACCATCGTGTCCGGAGCGCCTCCCACATATACCTTCCAACCGGTCGCGTTAGGCGGAGGGTTCCCGGGTTGTACCGAGAGTGTGCAGCCCGTCAGTGTGACTACTGCCGGATCCGCGCTGGCGCCCTCTTCGCCCGCCCGGTTCATCCACGCCGTCGTAACGTAGTAGGTTCCATCCGGCAAGGCGCCAGTCAACGCGATCACCAGCGGCGTCGTCGCTTTTGGAATCGGGTCCGACGCAATTCCCAACCCCGCTTCCACCAGCTTCTCGTAGGCCCAACGGGCTCGATCCTGGAAGTAGTCGCGCTTGCCCGCATACCTATCGTTCAATTGGCTGTTGTAGGCATCGGCATACACCATCTCCAGAGTGCCAAACGTGTGCCACATTTTCAGCGGCGGCGTCACCACCACCGTGGTAATCCTTGGTGGCGCTGTGTACCAGAACGGCTGCTCGGTGTAGCTGAGCCGCGTTAACAGCGTTTGCAGCTCGACTCCCACCTCATCCTGTGCCAGCGCTAGCTTCTTGGTCACGTCGATGTTCTCTACCTGCGCGACGTCCAGAAGTTGCGAGTCTTGCGCCGTCAGGTCTTCCATGCTCGAAACCGGTCCGTCCACGAACAGTGCCATGTCGTTCCTCTATTTCGTCGCCGTCGGCCGCGCATTCTTCAATTTGTCCAACTCGGAGCTCGAAAGCACCGTCAGCCGTACCTGCGCCGCCGCCGCAAGTTGGTCCGCCATCTCTTTCGCCTCGGCCGTTGTTTTCAGGAATGCCTGCTTCTGCGCTGGCGAGGCGAGTTGCGCCACGCCCTCCACCACCATCTTCGCGGCGATCCGGCGTGGCACCTCGGTCAGCGTGCCTTCCTTTCCTCCGTCAGCCGTCTCCCGGCTCACCACAACGGCGAACTCGTCTTCGATCTTCGCCTCGGCGTCTCGAATCTTCTGGTAATACAACCTCAAATCCATTCCTTGTTCTCCTCTCCGGAAAATCCCATCACTACTTTATTGGTCCGCAAAGCGGGGGACGCACACCAATTCCCGCCGTCGGGATTGGATGGGAGTCCCCTTTTGCTCGTTTCACCGGCGCTCGTAACTGCGCCGCCCCAACCTCCTAAGTGTTCACCTGCACTCCGCAAGCGTTGCGCAGCACGGCGCATCCGTACAGCACATCCACCGTGAACTGCTGCGCCAAGGTGTCCGGATGATAGCTCATCACCACCCGCATCCCGAAGTTGCCCAGTTCCGCATACTCCGCGATGGCGCCGGTTCCCGGCAGCGGCTGCGGCAGCCGGCGGATCACTAACCCCAGAGCGCTCTTGGTGAAAGCGATATTGTGGGTCGTCACCGGGCTGCTGCCGGTCTTTTGCACGAGCTGCGAACGGAACAGGAAGAAGTCCTTGATCTTTCCCACCGTACCGTCAACGACTGCGCGCAGTCCCGCGTCGCCTGCGGTCTGGAACTCGCTAAACCGTGGGATTTGCCGCCACGCCGAATAGGTAGCCGCGTCCACCACCATGAACTTCTGCTCGGTGCTTGGAACTTTGGCGAGAAACAACGCGGTTTCCGCCGCGTCGATCGTCGGTTCCGTGATCGTCGTTCCCGGCGTGCCTACCGGGGTGTTGGCCGTGAAACCGGCATAAAGACCCAGTAGATCGCTCTCGATTCTCTCAGCGATCGCCACCACTGCCGGCTCCATGTAAACCTTCAGCAGGTCCGGAACCGCCAGCACTTTCGTGACGTCCGGAATCTGGAAAGTCGATTCGGCGTGCGTGTTCAGTACGATCTGCGCGTTGCCCAGGTTCGGGTTCTGCGTCTGAACCGTGCCACCCTCTGCGATGTTGTTCGCCACCATCGTCGGTGGAATCGGAATATTGACCGTATCGCCGGCGTGTGCCAACACCGGCTCGTAATCGCGATTCACCAGGTTCCCCATCACAAGGTTACTGACCAGTGCCGGCAAAGCGTCCGCCGCCACCAGTTTCACAATCGCGTTTGCGACATTACTTGAAGTAATAGCTGCCATTCATTTCTCCTTAAATTGGCCCTGGCACAAGCACTCCTGCCTGTGTTGCTCGGCCTTCTGCTTCCTACAGACCCCGCATGGTCTGCGACGCCACTCGTACGATTTCCTCTCGTACCCGTTGCATCTCGTCTTTGCTCATGCCCGGGCGGATCTGTTCGATACTCACCGTCTCTCTGCTTTCCAGAGGAGCCTTGAGGGTTGCCGTCATCCCGGTGCCCCCAGCAATGCGCGCCGGCAAGAACTCCGGATTCTCGGTGACGAATGCCGATAAGTAATCCTTCATTGGTACTTCGCCGTTCTCTCCGCGAGCTATGAGACGTCCGTCCTCTGCCCGCGCGATTCCGTCCTTCACCGCCTTGAACGCAAGATCGATCTTGGCTACTCCTAGCCGCTGCAGTTCCGCTCGAATTGACGAACTGCGCTCGGCCTCCTCTGCGACTTGATGGCTGCGCTTGTTCTCAGCCACCACCTCGTTCAGCCGGCGCTCCAGTTGCTCCCGCCGTCGCCGCTCTTCTTCGAGTTCCACCTTGTAAGCTGGTTCGCTTTTGGCCTGTTCGTGGCTCACAAACTCCTGGACCGCCTGCCGCACAATCGCTTGAATGTCAATGCCTTCCATAAGCCTCCTTTCCTTGACTCTCCGTTTCTTTTCTTTCTCCGAAATCGTCCTCTCCCTACTTAGCGGCCCCGGTTCCTTCGATCTCCTCCGCCACCCGGTTCTTGATCTCCTGGCTCGCATC